CGTGATTATCTGATGTGGGGTTTGCACTATCAACCGCACTGATGTAACAAACACCATCACGACCAACAAACGCAATCTCTGGCAGATTAAGAACACCGGCCGCTTTTAGAACTGATTGGATATCATTCCAACCAACATTAACCTTTACATCCTCAGATGGAACATTAATTTCCTTTTCAGGTGGTACAATTACCATTGAGATATCAGCAAACACATATTTGGTTTTACGTTTACCGTCTTTGATATAGCAAACTTTGCTATCTTGAAAGTCAATTTCGGGATTTTCGTATAGACTACACATAGACAAAAAGCGTGATGTGTCATAAATGCACGCTTGTATCGGAAATTCATCAGTAATAGATGCAATTGCCATAACTGTTTTCTGTGGACTGATTGTGCGAAGTTCCGAACCTGGCTTGAATACAACCGATGGGTTGATTGTTGCAAAATTCTTTAGAATTGTGAGCGTCTGTTCTGAAAGTTTCATAGTTTCTCCTTATTCACTTTTTCATAATATAGGCAATTGCCTTAGGTTTATAATATAACATTTGTATATAGATGTCAATCATTTAGTTCATGAAGACATCTATATTTACTTTGGTCGAAGTTTTATTAAACTTTTGCTTTACAGCTTCTTCTAGATCAATGCCGTAGCAACTAGCTAGTAGATCAAGAGTTATAAGAACATCGCCCATTTCTTCCAGTAGGTTTTCGAGTAATTCTTCTTCTGTATTTTTATTCCCGATAATACCATTTCGAGCTCTATAGAGTTTCTTTACTGCATTTAGTAGTTCACCAGCTTCACCTGAGAATTCGACGGCCCTGAATAGCACATCTACTTTATCAGAACCTACCCAGTGCTTTTGCCGTTCTGCATTCTTTTCTCGCAGTTCACGTAGAATACTCATGGTCTAATTCCTAACTTTTTCTTTTTGTAATTTTTTGGATTTGATTTTTTAGTCGAAGTAGGTGACGCACCTAGTTTTGCAATTGAGGACATATCACCCCTAAAGATATATGTACCTACATGGTTTAGTTTAATCCATGGGCACATATAAACTGAAAGACCAATTTTTCGTGTATTCCAACAAAAGAAATAATCCTCTGATAGATATCGGCGAGTTTCAGGATCGATTCCGCAATCAAAATATGCCATAATATCCTTAGAGCCATCAAAGTGTGCAGTTCGTGCATGGTCGGGCTTGTAGTTTAGTTCAGGATAAGCATTTTCATATATGTTAAAAGTAGTTTGTGGAATTAGCATGAAACCAGTACCTGCCTCTGCAACTTCAACTGGTTCATCAATTCTAAATGAAGATCCACCTACTACAGGATTAAAAACAAAATCTGATGCATATGTGCTTAGTTGAAACGGATTATCAGTAATCTTCTTCTCTACTGCTGCCTGAATCTTTTCCCACGCAATTGTTTTCTTAGGATATGGGGCAGTTATCACATGATATTTGTCTGGGTAGCTTACTTGAATGCCGAGCATGGAAAGCACATCATTGGCATTAAAACCAATATCAGAATCAATGAACATTAAATGTGTGTAGTCAGAACGTAGGAATTCATCGACGCAATAATTGCGCGCGCGGGTAATTAAGCTCTCATTAAAAAGATAATAGAAATTTACCCTAATACCATATTTAGCACACAGAGTAGCAAGATCGGTAGTAGACTTTGCAAAAAGACCTGAACAATTCCCACCAAACATTGGTACTCCAACGAACAAAGAGTACTTCCTAAGTTCTTCTACGGTTATTTCTAATTTCATCGAGTAATCATTTCCAAATCAGCCTCTGCTCGCAGGATTGCTTGTATTCTTAATATATCTGCTAGGATATCCCACGAACTGTCATGTAACTGAAACACTTGTTCCCAGAACTTTTCATCCTGAATAGGAATAAACGAGTTTACTTTAGGGAAGTCAAGTTTTGCATCAATAAATGTTCTTGTGTCTCGTACCTTCCAATGCGGCAGATACTCCTTTAAATGTAGTTCTTTCTGTTGCGACTCAAATAGTCTCCAAAGAATAGGAGGGTCAAATGAGTTCGAACGAGACCACCAATAGTTAATCTTGCCAGCATCAGTTAGATATGATAGAAAATCCAAGGTAAACTCTGACACAGTTTTATCAGATTTCAGTGGTAAAATCTTCTTTTGAATCTCGGGCGGTTGATCCTGCCAGAATTGTATAGTGCTATCATATACCTTCCATTGATATTTGTCAACCTGTTCCTTAACGGAAAGTTTGGATTTTTGCATATCGGCAATTGATCTTGTCGTATATGGGTTCGCTGAAATCATTTTATCAGTATCAAATACAAAATATGAGCAGTCAATAACTGCACAATCATATACATTAGTACCGAAAGTTTCAAAGTCGATGATGGCATGGCGCATTTATTTAATTCCTTTATGTACCGAAGAATCGTTCAATATTATCTTCCTCAACTACAGTAGCATGCTTCGTAATAGCAGCCGCGAAGATAGTTTCTAGTTTATGTTTAAAGTTTATATCTGAATTCTGTGCATAAGCCCTATCGGCGAGATCTTGCCTATCTGTAATAGTCAAGTTGCTAAATTCAGCAACAGCTTTGATGAACTCTTGCTTTGTTCTTACTACCCGTATGTACCGTTTTTTCATTACATCGTCGCACATCTCTAGTGCTGGATGATTGTTTCCCTTAGTACCAAAAACAATTAATGGCACACCTCGTACTAGCGATTCAAACGAAGTAATTGTAAATGTATCATAAGGTGCCAGCCCGACGAATGTACACAAAGAAGTAGAGATATGATTCATTATGACATCGTGTGGTTGATCAAAGAGTGTTACTCTAAGTGGGTCGGAAGCAAACTTAGCAAGATTTTTTTTACCATATTCTTTTATCTTTTCGTCTGATGAAAGATAAGCTGTCGTAGTAAATACTTCTGATTTATATTCAGTACCACTAAGAACTTCATGTATACCAAATGTTTTCTTGCCGGGATTCATTGCTGACACGTGTCGGATAATATCATCCGATACCTTTGCAATATGCTTTTGCTCGGTATAGATACTATGCAGAACATCGTCAGCTTTTAACTCGTCAAAATCCCATTCAGATCTGGTCTTTGCATAATATTTTTCAAACTTTGTTTTATGAAAGTCTGAAACACATAGCGCATAAATTGATCTTCTAGTAAGTTTATAGAATAGATTTGCATTGTTCAGATCGGTAAAAAAACCTGGCATTGCATGATTTTGGTATATAATAGGCACATCGACAATAGATGTGAGTTTAGAATATACCGAATTTACATCGTGATTTGAGAAGATTAGATCGGGCTTATACTTAATGATATCAGCATATAAAGACTCGAGTATTTCTTTCCTGCGAGTCTTATAATATGCTTTTACACCAGATGCTTCTAAATCTTTATTGTAAATAAAAACATTATGTTTAGTTTCATCTAAATTACTTGCTAGAGCAAATACGCGAGTATCATGCCCCATAGCAGAAACAAGTTTCATAGTACTCATCATAGAAACATCAATTCCACTATGGAACTTAGTTTCGGAAAGGTATGTTTTTAGGGTATATGGTATGAAATAAATTTTCATTTTGATTTTAACCAAGCATCATATTGTTCACGCCATTCTGGATATTCGTCTTTCAGTAGGACCCATTGCAGTTTAGTATCAGTATGTTCTGCCTTTTTATTCCAAATTACCCACATATAACTTATCATGCCGCCTATCTGTTCTTCCAAATTAACCGGCTCAATTTCTTTGCTACCAAAATTAACCCGATCCGATAAGATAATTATATCACTGGGTGGGTTATTTGTAAACAACTTATATCGTTTCATACCTTCCAAAAATGTCAATCTGACAAAGAAAGCAACGTAGTCATATTCGGCAACAAACTTTTCAGCAAGTTTCCTAGGTAAGTCTTTATGATAAGGGGGGTTTGTGACAACGCCATCATAATCTTCTATTTTAGGAAGAAGCATTGCATCATAACTAGTTTTGATCGGAAGCAATGCTTCTTTATAATAGTTTAAATCTGAGCAATGTAATGTATGTCCGTTGCGTTCTAACTCTATAGCAATATTGCCAAAGCCAGCACAAGGCTCGACTATTTTCTTGGGTACTTTTGTGTATTTGCAAAGAATATAAGTAGCAAGAGGCGGGGTTCTATACAAATCATTTTTATTTCTATTAGGGTCAGATTGATCTACACCAGAATAGATATGCTTCAAGGTCTTTGTCATAATATATCCATCATAAAGAAACTATTTATATAGATCTTAGTCTAGTTTATCTGAGTTCATAAACGTAACTGAAATATCCCCTACCTCTGATAACATTGGTCTTGAGATCTCATCCCACTTGATAGTCCATTTGGTATTGTGGGTATAAGGATCTGGTGAAACTACAACTCTTTTTATTCCAGATTGGATTATTGCTTTAGTACAATCTGGACATAGTGGCAGACCCAAAACATATATTGTCGAATCTTTAACTGATACACCACTACGAATCATATTTTTCAATTTTCAACCCTAGCTTTCTTAGAAGTTTTATACCACTATCATCTATATACTCTATATCATAATATACTTCTTTTATCCCAGCAACATAAATTTGCTTTGCACATTCGATACACGGAGAATGTGTTACAAAAATTATGGCACCTTCCGAACTTTCATTAGATTTCGCAAGTTTTGCAATACAATTTGCTTCTGCATGCAATACTTCTATCTTAGTATTTCCATTTTCATCTTCACAGCTATTATCAAAACCTGATGGAGTCCCATTATAACCAATTGATAAAATTCTATCATCTTTTACTGCAATTGCACCAACTTTCAGTCTTTTTGCTTTTGATAATTCGGAAAATATATATGCAACTTTCATAAACGAAGCCTTAACCTCTTGTTTCATTTTTTAAGTCTACCCCTGACAAATGATTCTGGTATTGTATCATCTTTGGGTATTTGTCTTTCAATTATATCAGTTATAAGTATAAGCTTGCTCATTTAGATATCATAATCAAATTTTACATTCATTTGCTTTTCGCGGTCAAGTGGCTCGCCATATGAGTTTCGATAGTCTTGATTGCGCCGGATTGTTTCCTCTAGTAATGTAAAATCCCTGTCCTGTCCTCGAGCAAACATAACAAATGCAGCGGTATCTTTCACGAAGCAACTTCCACCGAAACCGGATCTTCCATCATGGCCTGGTACCATAGTATGTGAGGGTCCGATCCTTGGGTCAGTGCCTATGGCCTTTATAATGGTAGAATAATTGCTACCAAACTGTTCTACAATATCATGGAACTGGTTAAAGAATAGCACCTTCGAAGCAAGAAATGAATTCATACCATATTTTACAAAACTGGCTTCATCGGCCGTCATGTGATATACTGGGCAGGGTTTGCACGCACTATACTTCTCATAGATCTTTTCTAGTTCTTCAGTCCTAGCAGGCGACCCACCAAATACATGCATAATTGGATTTACAAAATCTTCATTTGCTGATTTTTCAGTAAGAAATTCTGGGTTGTAGATCACTCGGTCACTCTTTGCAAGTTCTTGTATGATGCTAGGTATAACGGTAGATTTTACTACCACGAGTCCTTCTGTGTGTAAAAGCAATTTTGAAATAGTATCAATTAATATACTAGCATCAATACTTGCATCATTACCCATTGGAGTAGGAACACATACAAATGACACCTGTATACCAAGTCCAACTAGACTATCTACGGCGGTGCCATATTTTGGATCAATGATAATTTTATCGCAATTGGTATCTGTAAAGCCATAATCAACCGCAGCCCCGACAAAGCCATGGCCGACAATCGCCATTTTCAATTTTTTCTTGCTCATATATTCCATCCGTTTTGTTTCAATATATTAATATAGTCGAATAATTCTCTAGTAGGTTCCCAACCCAGGGCTTTAGTCTTATTACTTACCACTGGAGCTGACATTCGGTTACCTCTGCGTTCTGGTAGATGTTCGATTGGTTGCTCAAATAGCTCTGCAACTTGCTGAATAGTAAACCCTGATGGATTACCGATGCCGTATTCATCACCGTGACCATTTTCACCGATTAGAACTAGAGCATCAACGATATCATCAATATGTGTAAAATTGCGGGCTTGTGTCCCAGGAAGAACTACCGGTAAAGGCTTATTTTGTCTAGCCAATTCTTTGTATTTAGCAATAAGTGTAGCATATTTTCCATCACTTATTTCACGTCCACCATATACATTATAGAAATATGTTATAGCATAATCAAACCCATACCACTCAGCATATTGTTTTACTAACTCAGTATTTGATGCCTTTGACCAAGTATAGGGGCTTTGTACATAACCTGGGGTATGATCTGCATATTTAGTCGATGAACCAGCATAAATTAATTTAGACTTATTTTTCTGCACATATTTTAGTACTTCATATGTGCCAAGTTTATTGTATTGCCATACCAAGTTAATATCATCGAAGCTTTGTTCTACTCGTGAATATTCACCTAAATGAAATATAATATCGAACCGTATAGTTCTAAAAATATTATTAATCAATTCAGTAGACCCAGAAATATAGTTCACGCCTGGTACATGATTTCTTGTACTTCCAGTAAAATAATTATCCAATGATGTTACCGAATGACCCATTGAATATAGACGTTCACAAAGGTGGCTGCCAACAAAGCCGGCGCCACCAGTTACGAGTATTTTACTCATGAATATTATTCCTTCCTTCTGGATAATGTTTGATCTGAAACTCTGGAATTTCCTTTTGTTCAGGTGTATCAAAGTTAGCTACCAATTTCATGCCATAATTATTTACATCATGTACAATATCAACGTCTTTTTTAAGAATGGGCACATTTTGCCTAGCCGGTTGGCCGGTGTGTTTATTTACAATCTTATCTAGATTTACAAAGTGATGTATTCTACCATATCGTTCCATCAATTCAACACAGTCTGGGTGCATTTCGTAGAGCATCTGTGATTTACGCATTGCAGAATCGTCGGAATAATTATTATAGATTTCGGCGGTGTTGCCGCCTTTAACTGAACCAGTCTTAAGTTTACCACACAAGCCAAAATAGAATAACATTGTGCACATGCCTTCTTTTAGAGCACGAATTGAAAGATCTACGTCTTCGTTATATTTGCCCCGCCAACGGATATCAATATCATTATCAATCAAGAAGCATGACATGATACGAGTGTTTAGAATATAAGGAGGGTAGTCACATTTATCAACAGCAAAGAATTTATATTGTAGCCCCGCGAGTGCTATATTCTCAAACCGATCAACAAAATCTTCAGTAGAACTAAAAAGGCTACCGCCCTCGTCAACTCTATATCGCTTATTTCTGTGAAGCCTCCAGAACTCTGACATATTATCATCCATTAGCCAGTGGCGCTTAAAGCCATTTGCTCTAGAGTGTTCCCAGCACCAGTTACGAGCAGGACCTGATCCTTTACCGTGGTTGCTGAATGGTAGTTTCAACACCTTTGCTGGGTCAATGACAGCACAGTAGTTGTCATATTCTTGGGGCTCTACTGCAATATAGTATGGCACACCCATATTTTCTAGCGCTCTAGAGGTGTGGCGTGTTTCCCAGCGACCTTTGGAAATGATGTAAATAGGGTATCTTGGCAGATATTGATCTTTTTTGTCCTCAAGAATATATCGCTTAGACATGTTCTTTTCACGCTCTCTTACTGGAAACCAAACTGAATTGGTTCGGTCAGTAAGGCTTAAATTAAGCTTATCAGAAAACTCTTGTCGTGCCGCCTTTGTGCGAAATTTTATATCTAATTGTCTGCCCTCTTTTTGTTCCTTCTGTGAGAAACCTGGCATACCCGCAGCATACCATTGAGCATATGGATCGCGCCACATGTTCTGTAATTCTTCTACTGTATCAATTGTAGTTAGCATATGTTTAATCACCCATAAAGTTAAAGATACCACTGTTACTGTTATCGTTTTCTGTTTCATATATTATAGTTTTTGTTTTAGGAGACACGACGATACCAGATTGTTTGACGAATTCCTTGACATCTTCCTCAGTATCAAAGCTCATGAAAAGGCTTTGCCATTCCTCTGGAAACTCAGGGTCAACATTTTTAGGTTTTACAGATGGCTTGTATTCTTCAGGAACATCACCGAGAAAATCCCCTAGTGAGTTCTTGGAAAGATTATCTGCGGAAACGTATCCGACAAAATCTTCGTATTCTTCTGACGTATCAATTTCGTAATTCTTCATGTAATATATCCTTTATATACCGATTTTCTCTATATGTCAACTAAAGAAATCCTCAAGTGTATCAATTTTCTTTGATGACCAGTTAAGTGCGTCTAGGATGTTTTCGAGTGGTTTAACGAAAACCTTTTCAAACTGCAACTCATGATCAATATATTTGTCAAGTCCAAGTTCCTTTGGTAGGAAGCCAGGGAATGAAATAATATTTTCCATCAAAGGATTTGGTGTTTTCAGATAAACAAACTTTACCTTATCACCTGACTGAATTAACTCGTATTTCTTATTGAGACCTTTTTCTTTCATCATTTTATTGTATAGAATTGCACCACGTACGTGTATTGGACAACCTTTGAGATAAGATCCTGTTCTATCAGTATATTTAGCAATATCATCAGTACCAGAAACTTTACCAACCTGCTCTGGCGCCAAAGTAACAAATCGCTGTCTAAAGTCTTCAATAAAAGCCTGTGCTGTTTTTTCGTCCGAATTAAGAATAATACCAAAGGATTCCTTCAGCGCATCCCTGCATACTTCAGGTGTTGATGATCTAACCGATTCAATACCAGTGACTGAAATCTTGGGTGTTTCATAATGAACACCTTCCGAGTTTAAAACACTCATAATATAGCGCTTTTTAGCAACGAATAACGTTCTGTCGGTTATCTTTTCACGTTTCATTGACATTGCGTTTCTATATGCACCCATATAGTTAGCTAATTCTTCATAGCCATGCTGAATTGCCTTTTCAATCTTTTCCTTACAGACACTATCAATAAAGTCTTCACCGGCTTTTCGATCAATATCGGCACTGCCGAAAACCTTTACAATCAGTGGCTCAAGATTAACATAAGCGGAGTCTGTATCGCAGTAATAAACATAGTCAATGTCGTCTGTTTTTAAAACTTTATTAAGATATCCGTTAATTGACTTCTCAGCATATCTGATTGAAAGCTGACCTGATGTAGTAATTGCTTCTGCCATTTCTGCAATATAGTATAGGAAGTAACGGTTCGCGACGGCGCCGTATAAACTATTCATCTTTTTGTTACGACAGTCGCAAACTGTCTCCAGCATTTCTACTGGTATCGGACTATATCATCATCTTTATAAAGATGTTCCGCGCTTCGAGTTACCATTAGCTTGTAACCCTACTCCATATAGGATAGTCTCTGAACCTTCCCTTTCGGGCTTGGATGCTGATTGGCATATGATCTATAATCACTTAGCTTTCCAGCAGTTCACGGAATTTTCGACACGGGTCACCCCGTGAAGCCTCATGAATGTTTAAGGATTTTTATTGACATCTGTTTATTGTGCAGGCGTGTTGATATCTGTTTTTTATTTTCGATAAGTTCCTCTAGTTCTTCCAATGTTAAGTCTTCCAATGTTAAGTCTTCCAATATATTTCTTTCCCTTTATGTTTTTTAAGATCAAAGTCCGTGAGTTTATAGAAAAATATACCCAAATCATTTAGAGTTTTGCCTTGATTTTTCTTTCTGAATTCGTTTATCTCATTTTTACAGTTAAAGTGAGGTTTTTTGATTATCATATGGTTCAGTGCATTTAATGTATTATTACCTCTTTCTATGGTTATATAATAACCGTTGCCATGTAAAAAGTCAACTAAGATTTTTATGTTTGTAAAGATCTTATCATTAAAAACTGCAACTACAGTTTTTTCAGTACTTCTACCAGATTCAGGCCCGTGCCGGGTTTTATCTATTACGGTAGTTTTTGTTGCTTTTTGCTCTATTATATCTACAACACCCATCATTGCGTTTGCCTTGTCAATTCCCGGGTTATTTTCTAAGATCCTACCTCTGATATAATCATTTGGTATTTCATTTTCAGGTATACGTATTTGATGTTTTGTTTTTGGGTTGTAACACCATATACTATTCGAAAAATACTCTGAGATCTTTTGATTGGGACCACCTCCAATACGAAAGCCATCCGGTATAGAATCAACATCTTCTACATATTTTATAGTATTGGTTTCTTCATTATAACAGCATATTTTTCCCGGTCTTCCAATCTTTAACTTAGTTTCTTCGCTATGTTTATAACCGGTCCTATAAAATAAATGTATTTCTGGGTCATATTTTTCATCATCTTTGTTGATCCTAAAGCAGTTACGATCAGTGTCATTACAATCGAATACTATAATTGTGTTTTCTGTTCTTTTACCTATTGCATCTCTTACATCTTTAGTTCTTTTTCTTCCTTTATTAGATTTGCCTATGATGGAAGAAACATCTTCCCTAAGTTCTTCATATAATCTACTTGTTACTGTGACACCTCCGAAGTTTCTCATCATATTCAAGGCAAATGTCATAGAAACATTCCTATAAACTTTCCATAGAATAAGATGTGCTATAAAGTGTTGTCTCTCCGTGAGCAATATTTTATTCCAAGGATTTTTCCTGAAACATTCATATTCCTTGAACATTTCTGCGGCTCTTGGACAAATATGATGCCCAATATTTCTATCGGCATCATTACTTTCTCTACAGTGCTCTATAAACTTTATATATCTTTCTAATTGTCTTTTATCGTGTGGTTTACTTTCTAGTATTTCTTTATAAACAACCATGTGTTTCCCTATTATGTATAGTAGAATAGTATTTATATACAATAGAACCATAATAGGAGTTTATTATAACATTTTTTTTCTTCTTTGTATTTCTTTTTTTATCTCTTCGATTTCAGATTCAACTCGCAACATTTCCTTTTTGATTACTGAACGATTTGCATAATATTCTTGAATGATCTCTGGGATGATACCAAGTTTCTTATTAGTAAAATGTACACCATTTGCGCAAACTGAATAATCTTTATCATCGTTTTGATACTCGTCATTAAGAACCATGTCCTGTGAAACATATGCACGCTTATCCGCAACAAATGTTTCAGGTGACATATTATATTGTAACATTAGGTGTGGATACAAACTGTTAAGGTCAAACGAGACTACCCAGCGATGAACACCTGTGACTGGATCCTTTACATATCCACCTACCAATTCCCCTAGTTTGTCACCAGGACTACTTTTAACTGGTGGGATTAGTGACTTTTCCATAAGCTTACGATATAATGTTGCTTCCCAGATACCAACAGTACCAAACGCATCAGAATAGTTCACACCGCCGCCATATGCAACAGTAAGCACAAGTGCCAGCAAAGCGGTTTCTTCTTCCATACGTTGAATGAGATGCGTATCCACAAGATTATAATCAAGATACAGTTGTGGATTTTTGTTATACAATTCAGTGAGTGAGCCATATTGTGAATAGTCAAGTTTCTTAGTACCTAACACTGTATGCGCGATATGATCAAGTTTATATGATTCCTGAGTGCCATATTTATAGCCAAACTTTTTAAAGGCATCCATATAGTCAATAATAGTTACACCGGAGATATTATATGTTGATTGTTTACGGTTAAAGATCTCTCTGCTTGTCTGTCGGATATTACCCCAAGGCGATAATTCTCTAGCCTTGGCTTCACCGAAGAGACGTATGATACGAGTTACAATATATTGAATATCAAAATATTCTACATTCCAACCAGTGACAATATCTGGATAATCATTTTTCCAAATTTGCATAAATCTACTCAATAGTTGTAATTCAGTATCAAACTTAATAAATTGAATATTATCTGGATCAATACCTGACAGAGTTATAGTTTTATCATAATCCTTGCGACCTAATAGATGATATGTATCTGATTTTGATGATTTGATTGCAATAGAAGTAATTTCATTATCGGCTGTTTCCATATTTGGAAGTTTTTCTGAAATATCAACCTCAATGTCGAAGTTAAAGATATTAATCTGGCTCATATCAAAGTCAATATGACCAGGATATTGTTCCTGTATGAACTGTGTAACATAATTAGAGGTACCGTAAATTTCAAGCCCATGAACGTCTTTATACCGCTCAACAAAGTCCTTGGCATCGTTCATACTATCAAATTTTTTGGGAGCTAGATATCTTTCACCGAGCAATGACTTGAAATTAGTCTCTTGTTTTGCATATTGATAAAGTGTAGGCTCAAATGTTATCTTTTTAGAGAAGCGACGACCATTATCATAACCTCTCCATAATATGTTACTACCATAGCGTTCGACTGATGTGTAGAATTTAGACATCAAATTCCTTTCAATAATGTATGTAATTTGTTCCACCATAACCCATGGATAGGGTTAAGTCAACTACTTTATGCCACCAACTGAGTAAAATTCTTGACTTTTTCAAATCGTATGTGATTGTCAAATTTTTCACCAAAGGTTTCACCGCGGTGACTAATGACGAAAATGTTATCAGTGGCATGTGTCTTATGGAGAATATCGATCAGAGCCTCAACTCCCGCAGAATCTGAAGCGGAATCTAAAGTTTCGTCCATTATTAATAAATTAGTTGATACTGAGTTCCTGAGCTTTGCAATTGCTCTCCATGTAAACATAATACTCAAACTTATGCGCATCTTCTCACCTTCAGAGAACGAAGCAAACGAGAACGCATCTCTAAATCTACTCTTAATAGTTTCATTAAAATTCTCATCAAGGTTAAAGTCAACGAAAAGTTCAAACTCAGAAAGATACTGATTTATAAGTTTATTCATAATTGGTATGTATGTTCTAATGATACTAGTCTTAATTCCGCCATCCTTAAGCATAGAAGCAACAATACCCAGAGTTTCTCTTTTTTCGTATAACTCAGTTTGTTCGATTTGTTTTTCCGATAAATGTTTATTAAACTCTAGTATTTTACTTTGATCAATTTCTTCTACCTCTTTTTCGGCACCTTCTAGTTCTTTTTTATATACCTTTAATTGATTCATAATTATCTTAACCTGTAGACGGTGTTCATTTGCCTTATTATGAAATTTCTGAATTTCATCTTCTATATTTGATATCTCAGAAAGTCTAGTTTCTACCTCTAGTTTCTTCTGGGATAATTGTTCTAGACCAGTATGTATCTCCGAGGATTTGAGATTACGCTCGGTTACTATTTCAGACTTAAACTCATGATCAATACCTTGCTTACATGTCGGGCAATTATCATGCTTAGAATAAAAGTCAATTTCCTTTTTATATTCTCGCTCTTTTGTTTCCAATTCCAAAAGAAGAGTTTTTACTTTTTCATGAAGTTGCTTTTGTTTCTGTTTATCATTTATAGTGGAACTTAGTTCTGTTATCTGCGCTTCAAACATTTCAGTATGAGATTGCTCTGTTTCAATTTCAACTAGATTTTTTGATATTTTTGACTTAATCTTTTCTACTTCTGTTTGTTTCATTCGTTGAATTTCTTCATTATGATCTTTAGCAGAATCTATTTTGGTCTGAACCAAATCAATCTGGTAATTATTTTCAGTTATAAGTGCTTTATTTTCACTGATTCGTTCCTTAAGCAAAGTATTCATCGTGCTAAATACTTGTATGTCCAATAGATCTTCAATGATTTCTCTGCGTTGTCCAGTTGGTAGTTCCATAAAAGGAACATATGTAGCACTACCAAGAATTACAATCTGCGAGAACGATTTAAAACTCATCTTAAGAATATTTTGTTCTAGATAAAGTTGATAATCTTTAGATGCTGCATCTTTATTCAAGAGATCTTTGTTTTTCCAGATCTCAAAAATACCAGGTTTCATGCCACGGCGGATCACATACTTATCAGAGCCGATAGTAAACTCGAGCTCAACAAGTAGTTCCTTACCGTTCACGCTATTTACCAATTGCGGTTTATTAATTTTGCGGAAAGGTTTATTGAATAGAGCATACACAATAGCTTCAATAAAGGTGGATTTACCAGCTCCGTTTTGCCCAGAAGTCAGGGAAGTTTTATACTTATCTAATTCCAGCTCAATAAAGTTGTTACCAACCGACATTATATTTTTGTATCGTACTTTAGTAAATTGTATATGCATTAAAGATTCATTGCCTCTATATAAAGTTCATCAACAACACTTTTAATTCGTTTTTTATCTATATTTGTTTCGACTGAGTCAATATATGAATGAAGTATATCTTTAGTATCCTTTGCTTCTTCCATTAACTCATCAAGACCAGCGCCAGAAAGATTCAGAGTATCTTCTACTGATTTAATATCAGCAGCACCACATTCATTGAGACGGTTAAGAAACATGTCATATAGATAGGGGTTGGATCTGTTCTTAACAATCACTTTGATGTAGCAGTCTTTCAGCATTGAAGTATCTAATGCTGCTATATCATCTATAGCTAGATCTTTATCATCATAATCAATCTTATGATATATTCTATCACAATTTTCAACAAATGTTAACTCTCTTGTTTCGGTATCTAGCACATGAAAGCCCTTTTTGCACGCATAATCAGACCAGTTCATCTCGTACTGCGCGCCTAGATACTTGACATTTCCATACTGCGACTGATGATGATAATGCCCAGAATACACAGCTTCAAAGTGATCAAACTGTTTATAGTCAAAGCCGTGGTCGCTGACAACACCTTTCATCATTTCAAATCCCTTGAGATCAAAATGCCCACAGAGGATGTGTGCTGTCGATTCATTCATTTTCTTAAGCGATAGCTCAGTTGTCTCTCTTACCAGCCAAGGGCACATCATGATTTTCGTGGAACCAAATTCAAGTTCAACAGGCTCGTTTTCATATACTATGATGTTATCATATTCTTTTAAAAGTAGAGAAACTGAGTTTACTTCATTTGTTGTGGTATATGCTGTGTCATGATTACCAAGAATAGTGTGCATCTGAATCTTTTGATTTCTGAGTACATCAAAAAAGAATTCTTTGGATCGTTTCAATGTATAGAAATTGATATACTTTCTGCGGTCAAAAACATCCCCAAGATGAAGTACTGTATCTATCTTATGCTCAGCAAGATAAGGAAAGAATTGATTTGTGAAAAAGTTAGCTTGGTGTTCTAGAAATACTTTTGAGTCCCCGCGCGCACCAAGATGTGTGTCACAAAGTAGTGCTATTCTCATTCGTCACCTTTAGAATCTTCTTCCAATACAACTTTCTTTTTGAACAATTTATCTTCATAGTCTTGAATGAATTTATTGATATAGTCGACATCTGTATTAAGATTCAGTGATATATCATCACCGTCGTACGTCCCACCGTTTGCAATTAATGACTGTGATGATTTATAACGCACATACATCTGTTTCTTTTCCTTTGCAATTCTACGAAGAAATGCGTACCAAATAATCTGTGTGAAATATGCAAATGGATTTTCGGTTTTCTCTGGATTGAAATTGTGCATATAAAGCAGACAGTTCTCAACACCATCCATGATCATATCTTCTTTGTACGTGTAGCCACTGAAGTTGGGTTTAGAAGCAAGACGTGTAGCTATCTGCCATATACAATCACCAATATAGTTAGGTACACGAGGCTTTTCATCATCAGAATCCTCAGCTTCTTTACATAGTTTTTGATAAGCAACCAATGCTTCGAAGAAGTCGCGGTTGTTCACATAGTTCTTTTTTACTCTTCTAGCCATTTAAATATCCTTTTTCTTTTACTATATACCAATCTGTAAGATTTGTCAACAAAAATAAACACTTAAAATAAAAGCGGCTTTTTGTGAATTTTTTTGTTGACAAATTCTAGATGTATGTTATAATTGAATTATCATTCATATAATGGAATTCAGATGATTATAATAATACTATATATTGATATGTGTATTATAGGTTAATGTTGTAAATTTTGAATGGGAATTGCTCAGCCGCGTACATTTCAATTCTTGTTCTAAAATGCTTCAGCGTGTAGTTGATGAATGAACCACCAGAAAGGTCATCGGCAATATCATATAATGTTGCGTCGTCAGACCCATTGCCCTTGCGCAATGTTCTACCAATTGATTGTAGGGTACGAATTTCAGACTTGCCGCCTGATACAAAGATAGCTACATCTAGACGCTTCAAATTAACTCCAGTAGAAAAGGTACCCGAAGACGCTAAAATGTTGTGTTGTTTGATAGGATCATTTTCCACTAAATGTCTGATTCGTTCTCTATCATCGCCTGATGTAGAGCCGTGTATATAGTGAAGTACTCTGCCTTCTTTTTCTAGTAATGGCTTGAGTATATCACCTTGATTTTCAATCTGATCAAACAAAATTAAATTATTTGTTTGATCAAGCGACCAAACAAGATTTCGTATAAACATATTACGTTTGTGATTTGAAAACAAAAATGCTCGTTCGGCGGGATAACGTTTGGCATTATCAGTTTTCTTTATTGCCTGGTTAAAGGCTTTTTTTGTTTCTTTGTCATAGGTAAGAACAAGTGCCTTTACATTGAAGTTTGCTACGGTTCCTTGATCAATAAGATCCTTTGTAGTAACAAATCTGCGTATCGGCCCGAAAACACCTTCTAAGATAAGTCGGTGTGTCTTTGAATCGGAACTTATAGTACCAGTAAACCCGTGGCGGTAATATGCTTCATCTAACTTGGACATAATAGTCTGAAGCGATTTTGCAGCAAACAAATGGCATTCATCACCAAGTATCACGCGAAATTGATCGAACCATTCCTTGGGTTGCTTTATCAAACTTTGCCACGTGCTTATGACGATCTGCTTTCGGGTGTTTTTGTCGACTCCGCCTTGTATCTTATAGATAGTGTCTGGATCACATCCATAGTCTATGAAGTCGCCTGCCATTTGGTGCACAAGACCAATTGTAGGCACAATTATTAAAGTTCTGTGGCCATATACATTATAGTAGTGTTGTTGAATTAGATACTGAATAAAACTTTTGCCACTACTTGTTGGGCTTAATGAAAGTGATCTGTTTGATCGTAGTGCATTGAGTACATATTCAATTTGATAATCACGGGGCTTTAATTTTGCACCTATTTCTTTTACGAGTTCTTCTACATATCCATCATGTATTTCTTCTGTAGGATTGAAGTCTTTTTCTATTTCAAGATCATAGTCTCGGTCATCACAGAACTTTTTAAGATATTCTGTAAGACCAGCCAACAAGTAAGGCTTCATGGGATTATATAAGCGGATATATCCATCCCAAACTCTACTTTTATATTTTGGAGAGAACTGATAGCCTTCCGGTCTAAAGGCAAAGTAATTCATGAGTTCTTGGCGAATACCTGGATCAGCAGTTACTCGCATATTTACCGCATCAACTTTTTCAATCTTTACTATATCTCTCATATCATACCTTTTAGTTTTACGTGCCGCCAGCCTGGAAGCGTGCCCAATCTATGGCCGATTTCAAAATAAAGTTGCGAGTATTTATTTGTTTTATAATATCTTCTAAATATGAAGCAGTTTGAACAAAATAGTCAATCTTAAGACTTAGTTCAATTACCTCTTTATCTGAATCTATATATCGCGAAACTTCAGACTTCATGATTTTAAGTGGGTTTGGTTTCCAGCCTCTGGCTTTTAGATCTTCTTGGGCCATTGTTCCAGTATAGTATTCATGCTTAGCCATCTCTAGTTCTTTTAGTTGTGATTTATATTTCTTTACACGAAGTATTTCTTTTACATACATAGTATAATACTTGTTGTGTAATTTTGGTATTTTAAGCGCCTCATTGCCAAGATCAACTTCATTGATTTTAGCATCTATTGACCACATTTCATTTATTTCTTCAAGTGTTAGTGCCATGCTATTATAGTCTCCATTACAATCAAATTTTATTATATTACTAAGTGTTTATAATGTCAATCAAATTTTATTAATGGAAAATGACTCATATTGGAAAGTTGCAGTTGCTTCAGTATATGTCAAATCCGACTGCGTGGTATCAAGAACAACATCCGAAATACTTATAGGAAAACAATTAATAAATTTTGCTTCTAGGTTTAAATTTTTATGGCTGTTTAAGATTTGAATTGTAATGTCAGATTCTAGCCCATCAGTAGATTCATTGATTCTTTTGAATTCATTAAAATCCCTTGGGAATGCTATATCACTAATCCAATTGTAGACCTCAAGATAGTTATTCATTTCTTCATCAATGATAAATGTTAAATCTAAATTTGAATACTGTAACTTATCTGGTGTCACATATGTTTTATTGAAAGGGTTTGGCAATTCTACCGGTTGCACACTGATACTTGGTATATTTGCTCTTTGAACAAAAAACTCTATATTTGGTAGTCGTTTTATGCTTACCCTAAATTCTAATGGTGAGAGATAGTTGGTTATCATTTCAAAAACTCCTGTTGACATTTGATCCGAGTCGGTTTATGTTACTATTTATATTAAAAAGGATATAAATATGACTGAGACTACTAGACGTGATGACTATGAAGGTTTTGTTCGTGTTTGCTTTGTGTTACACGAAATGTGCACAGCCCGCGGCATGGACCTTGACTGGGCATATGGAATGATCCGTCATACACTGCATGACTTAAAACCTATCTACTCAGGTTATACTTCTTTGCAAGCTATCAAAGAGTTCAAAGGCCTTACGACTCTCATGACTCGTGAACATTATAACGGCCGCGCAAACTGTGCTAAGAAAATCCTGAATATGATTGAAACCAACGAATCTAGTTCAGATATTTTTGACTTTGTTATGGAATCATGTAAGGTTCACTATACAACTCATGCCGAAAATATGGAATTAGTAAAATATCAAAATAATGATGATCTAACCTGGGAACAAGCATATGCTGAAGCGGGTGTAAAATTGGTTCGCTACGATGGGATCAAAAATTGGTATGAAATAGAAGGTATTCGGTATTATAAAAGCAAAAAAGAATTAATGGATATCTTTGATGTTAGCACATATAAACTTGACAAACTGATTTCAAATCAGGGTAAAGAATTGATGATAATGTGAGAAAGGTAGTAGATATGGAATTTAAATTGTTCATTGATGATGAGCGTGATCCACAAGATGTAAAGTGGGGAACTTGGCAAGATCAAGCACTCTACCGCGATGCTGACTGGATCATTACTCGTAATTGGGATAAAACTATTGATTTTATTTTATCTTATGGTATTCCTGTATTAATAAGCTTTGATCATGACCTTGGGATGAATCAAAGAACTGGTTACGAAATTGCAAAGAAGCTATGCGAAATGGTAATGGATGGTGAAAAACTACCAGTTGGCTTTGAATATAGAGTACATTCAAAGAATCCTGTAGGAGCTGAAAACATTAGAACTTATATGGATAATTTTATTAAATTTGTTGACACACAGCCCGAATCGGTATAGTATCATAATATAAGTAATAAAAGGATACTTACTATGAAGATCAGTGTAAATATGCAGCAGTTCAAAGAAAATTGGGTTTGGGATGCAGACACAGTATTCTATGGCGATCAAATTGCAAAAGCAAACGGCCCATTTTACACCTTTAATGGTGATGTTTATAAAAACCTTCTGACCGACTTTAACATTTTCTTTACAGCTTCCTAAGGGGAAATAAAATGAAATATCTAGCACTTACATCCGTAATCTTGCTCTCTGCTTGCGCATCATATGATAGTGATCTTCAAGCTCATCTTAAAGCAGAACAAGACTTTCATGCTCATCAGGAGTATCTTGAATATATCTATACAAAGTATGATCCGGAATACATTGACGATTGTTTGCACTATGAAATGGAATGCTATGACTAATAAACGCTTGGAAGATATGACAAATGAGGAATTGATTATTCTTGCTCTGAATGCTCAATGCACTATAAAAGAACTAGAAGATCAGATTTATAGAATGGGATGGCAATTAAATCCTGACCGCATGGGAGGGCAGTTTACTGAAGAAGAAATTAACCGTGGCCTTAAATGGTGAATTTAATTAATTGTTGACATTTATCCCGAATCGGTATATATTCTTATTATGAATAAGGAATACAACATGCAAAAATTTCTAGTCGGCGGCGCGGTAAGAGACATGCTGATGGATAAAGATCCAGAAGATCAAGACTTCGTGGTAGTTGGTTCTACTCACGAAGACATGCTTGCAGCGGGGTTTGAAAAAGTAGGCGCAGATTTTCCAGTTTACCTGCACCCAGAAACGGGTGATGAATATGCACTTGCTCGCAGAGAAAAGAAAACAGGCGCTGGTTATTTGGGCTTTACATCGGAATTTACACCTGATGTAACTCTCGAGCAAGACTTGTCAAGACGAGACCTGACGACCAATTCTATGGCAATGGATGAAGATAACAATGTTGTCGATCCATTCAATGGAGTTCAAGATCTGAAAGATAAAGTTCTGCGACACACATCGGATGCTTTCCGCGAAGATCCAGTTCGTGTACTGCGACTGGCTCGGTTCCGTGCTCGGTTCGGCCCGGACTGGACGGTTGCTCCTGAAACTGTTACTCTGGTTTCCCAGATGGCAAAAGCGGGTGTTCTGAATGAACTGACTTCGGAGCGTGTTTGGAAAGAACTGAGTCGTGCCTTGATGGAACCCCATCCTCGGCTGTTCTTTGATACTCTGCTGGAAACAGATGCTCTGCATATAGTGTTCCCAGAAGTATACAGACTGAAGACTGCGCTGGAAGCATTCCGTTGGCACCCAGAGGGCAACAGCTATGAGCATTCGCTTTTGGTACTGACAGCTGCTGCTCGTGCAGGGTTTGATCTGGAAACAAGAATGGCTGCACTGGTACATGACTTCGGTAAAGGGCTGACACCCAGAGATAAACTGCCTAAGCACTTTGGCCATGATGTAAAGGGTGTTCCTGTTGTAGAAAACTTCTGCAATCGGCTGAGTGTTCCTGTGAAAATGCGGGATAGACTGATGAGTGTCACGAAATTTCACATGAACGCACATCGACTGGATGAACTGAACCCTAAGACATTTGTAAAAATGTTCATGGCAATGGGTGCGTTTAACGATACCGAAGTTGTTGATCTGCTGCATCGTCTGGGCCAATGTGATGAACGTGGTCGCCTGGGTAGCCAAGATGATAATGTAGATCATCTGGTAAAAGTTGTTGATGTTTTCAACGCAGTCCGTGCAGTAAAGTTTGCTGATGTCTTTCCAACTGGAGAGACTAACACAAATAAAATCAAGGACGGTATGTTCCGTGCTCGTGTTCAGGCGGCTAAGTCCGCCTGAACTTCACATAGGAAAAATAAAATAATTACTTTATCTTATATAGTGATATTTGTGTTTGCACTTATCACTATAACACTTTATGTTATGCATAAAGATTGGTATTACTATGCTTTCATGTCAATCTTTTGGTTCTTTATACTAACCATAAATATTCTTATTGAAATACGAAGCATGTTAGGGTAAATATATCTCCTGAGATCTAGTTTGTATAAATAAATGCAATGTAATACAGGACCCAGAAAATGAATTTTTCGCAATTTAATTATACATACGAATCTATGCTACCGGAACTACTTGAAAACAGTATATATTCCACTCCAGCAGAGAGAGAAGATTTACTAAAAGATAAGGGTAAGATTGCAGAAATATTTATTTCCAATTTCCTAGGTATACTAGGTATGCTTAATGCAAATTCACATCCCAGAGATATAAGGGCGCTTAATAAATATTTCAGACAGGACAAAAAAGTACGACTCTCATCAATAGATGATGATAATAATGATATGTCACTAGCAGTAAAACTTGCACACGAAGCAGGTTTTTTCAAGTCTGACACTATAGTAAACCAGATAACCAGATTCTTAGCAAAAGCAAAACTTGGCCAGATGCAAACAATTGATACTTCAATTGTAGCTGAATGGCTCGCAGGTATGAAGCCTGAATTTTTACAGAGCATTAAAGATCCTCAAGTCAGAAAGCTAATAACTGATCTTAAAAAAGATGCTGGTGATACCATTGATATATCCTCAGTGCCAGTATTGTTGAAACGTAAGTTAAAGAAACTTGAAACACCAGGTGAGTTTGGGGTTTTTGCTAGGAAATTTAGGCTTATAAAAAGAACACCAGCCGAAATAAAGGCAATGACAGACGGGACCGCAGTTGATCCATCAAAAAATGTAGCTGCTACCCAGAGTAAATCTACAAGTGGAACAATAGATACTACAAAAACTACAGATGCGCCTTTAACTATAGCAACACCAGGTCAATCTACAAGTGGAACAATAAGTACTATTAAAGTAAAAACTAAAGATATTAAACCTGATATTTTCAATGAATTACAAATTCGTATAAGTGCAGATAAGTTTTTCTCTGCTACTGTGCCACTATTTTCTACTAGTATTAACGGCCTTTCAAGTAGTATGCCATTTGAAAATTATGTTGATTTGGTAAAGAAAGTTTCCCCCGGTGTCCTACGTAGAAAAGCTGATTTAGAATACTTCAAGAAATTCTTTGATAATGGTATGATATCTGAAGAAGTATCAAAAATATATAGTAATACACTAACACAACTTACTCCTACTATAAATTTAATAACAGAAAAACTCAATGCTTTAAACTTATTTGACCGACAAGTTACCAAATCGGAAGTTGTAAACCACATAAGTACGAAATATGGGCGCGTAGGAATATCTGATGAAAAGATTAGCGTTAAACTTGTTAAACTTATATATGAAAAAGAAACCTCTGGTACCATTGACAAATTTGTTGACACGGCAAACTTAAAAGCCTATATGACAGTACTTGATTCTTCAAAATATAGTGTTGCTCCGCAAGTTATTCGGGATCTTATGAAGTTCTTAACCCTAGATGAATGGTCTGGGTATGGTGGAAGTAAAAATGAAGGATTATTCAACTATCTTATTATTGCGGAATCTCAGAATAAAACATTTACTGATATGTTTCAATATATAAATGATACATATAAAAATAGTTATAAAGGAGATCGCGTTATAGCTAGTCTGTTAGATGTATTGTTTTTAGATATAAGTGATGCAAAAGATTTAGCTCCTGCATCCTTTGCGGGTTACTCATTACATAGAACATTAAATTTACATATTAATCAATTAATAAATCTTGACTATGCAAAGTATCCTGAAATACGAAGTAAGTTATTAGAACTTAGATATGCACCATATGATAATAGCGTTAAAGATACAATAAAATTAATACCCGGAATTACCGCTTATTATAAACAAGATATACTAGATAAAGGTTTAACGGATTCTAAGTATATGAAAGACGCTGGTGTTTATACTCTAAAGAGAAGTTCTTCTATAAAAAAATTACTAGTAGATCTTGATATTGATTTTGCAACTCTAGTAACTAAGCACAGCACAGATAAAAAAGTTATAGAAATTCAAATTGAAGTTAATGGCATCGACTCTTTATCAGATCCAGTACTAAAAGCATACACTAAAGAATCAGTTCTTAGTATGCTTAGAAATACTTTCAATAATACTGGAATGACTGATGATGAAATAGTAGCATTACCAAGATTTGCAATTTTACTTGGAAATGAAATGATTAGGTTATTCCGTAAGTCAAATGACACATCTAAAATTTCAAACATGTTCTTGGACTTCATGAAAGAAAATCCAGCAACGTATGATAATGATCAAGCATTTAACTCTATTATGCGCCTGTTACCTAAAATGTCAAAGGATGAAATTCTTGATATTGTTAGAGTGGCAAAGAAAAATAATTATTCCAACTTCTTTTCGCAGGATAACTATAAGAACACCAGAACTAGAGATGAAAAATCGGAATTTGTTTCAATCTTTACTGGTATATTAAACGATAGTATAGGTACCGATCTAGAGGACTATGTTTCAGATATATTGGAACAGATGCCGGGTGGTGTTACTGGTAAAATACGCGACAGTCTGATAGGCGCCAATAAATTAATTGATGAGGTAAATACTGGGGCAATACAGCCATTTGGTACTATAGATGATAAGCGAATGAAAATCATGTTGTCCATGAATGATATTAACTTCGGATCATTAGTGACTAGTAGTGTCGGTAGAAGAAAAAGAGGCGAGAAATGGAAAGATTATTTTAATCGCGCAAAAGCTTCCAATATCAATTCATCTTCTGCGCTGGGTGATGAATTAGTAACATTGGCAAATGAAGACGTTACGAAAATAACAAAACTATACAATAAGTCATTTAGATCTGGTAACCACGGAGATGTATACACTAAGTTTAATAAAGTTTATACCTCATCTTTAAAATATCCAGAATTTGATGATTTTAGAAAAAATAATTTTGGTGATGGTACAATAACACCAGCATTTCACGGTACTGGTGGTATAGCAGCTTCTATGATTTTAAGATATGGTTTTAAAGTTATTAAGTCTTCTGATTCATCTGTAGTAGGTAGAATGTTAGGTTCCGGAATTTATTTTTCAAATAAACTTGATAAGGCAATGCAATATGTCAGTAACGGGGGATTCGGTAGATCAATAGGTAGTAAAGGTTATATACTAGAAGTTGACACCACATTGGGTCAGTTAGATACTACCAGAGGCTCAGGACCTGACTATAGGGCAATGGGCTTGGGAGGTGATAATATACGATCACCGGAATGGTGTGTTAGAGATCCTAAAAAACAGTTGGCAGTACTTAAAGTATATGAAGTAGAACTATCTAATAAGAGATTATATGAACAATATATTAATGAAGAAAAAGCATTAAAGGGCTTTAAGAACTATCTAGAGGAAAGAAGTTTAATGAACATGAATACTGGTGTAACATCATTCACATTTAGAGATGGATTACTACCCATCTTCACGGAGAACACGGAAACAGGTGAGCCAGTATTATCATTTGTGGATTTTGAAGAAGCACTAGAGCGTAAATTGATCCCACCAGATAATATTGACTATTCCTCACAAGGGCCGGTGGTAGTATTTGACGGTACTAAAAAAACACAAGGATTTGATATAAGATTTGCCGAAGTAATGGATCGCACCGAGGCTAACGAATATAAGAATCTATTCTTAGAAAAGATATTGAAAATATGATTACATTTAAACATTATATAGAAGAAAACTATAAAAATTTTATAGGCGCAGAATCTAAAAAAGATAGAGAAAAGTGGGTAGATCAAGCATGGGATATTGTGCAGAAATCCTATTCTCCTATCGGTGGTATAAAAGGAAGTGGATTTGCTTCCAAACAAGATATGATCGATAAGTTGCCGTTTTGGAAACTATATACAAAAGGTGACAAGCTTGTTGCAGCTGCTTTTTTCAAAGACAAAGGTGGC